TGGGCAACCTTCAACGAGGACAACGGTTCGTATCTTGCCGGCCAGATCGACAAAGTGGAGTACAACGGCGCCGATGCGACGGTGAACGAAACCGACACGTTTCAGACTCCGTTCGGTTCGAGCGCCGGCACTTACTTTTTCAAATACGGCACCGCGATCGCCGGAGGAACCCTCACCATCACTTGCTCGACGGTGACCGGGTTCGGAGGAACGTTCTCGACCTCGGGAACACAGCCTCTTAACGTCACACTCGCGAATAGTTCGAACGGCCAAGCTTTCCAGATTCCCGATACCGCGTGTCCTTTCGCCACGGTTGCCTATACCGCGCCCGGCGGGGGAACCACGATCACCGGTGAATACGTGTTTGCGGTGCCAGGGCTCTCGAATCACGCGGTCAATGATCCTTGTCAGTCCGGATCCTTGCCAAAACAAAGTGTCGCCGTCACAGCCGCGGCCGCGGGAACCACACAGATCATTGCAGCGCAAACCCTAAATTCGATTTACGTGTGTGGTTACCAGCTATCGCAGATTGCGACCGCCGGCACGTTGCAGTGGGTGTACGGAACGGGTTCAAGTTGCGGCACAGGTACGACCAACCTCACCGGCGCAATGGGAGTGACCGCAAGCCAGCCGTTTTCCTATTCGGTGGGTGTGGGCTATGTGATGAAGGTACCGACCGCGAACGCATTGTGTCTGACGACGACCGGCGCCGGCGGAACCGCGGCCGGCATCGTGACCTACGTGCAATCACCATAGAAAGGGGAACACCGAATGATCGTTACTATTTTGCTTGTGTTTGCCTTCGTGTTCTTCGTGCTTTCGTGCTTTTTCCCCGCGACGCAACCTCCGGGCGGAAGTCGATACAACTTGCTCAGCATCGGCCTAGCCGCTTGGGTGCTGTCAGAGATCTTCCAGCGTAGTGGGTTGCTCGGACGATGACAGCAGAGGAAATGCGTATCGAGCTCGCATACCTCGAGCGGGTCTTAGGGAGCATTCAAAGCTGGTTTTTAAGAAAGTCGGCAGAAGCACGCATCCGGATCTTACGGGAAGAACTGAAACGGCTTGGAGCCCCGAACCCTTGAACAAAAGCGAGATTCTCAATATTTCCGTGTTTGTTCTGGGTTGGGTTCTCTTCGTCCTGGCGCAAGCGCAGAACTCGGTGAAGTCGAAAACCAACGGACTCAGCAGCCTGAAAGCTTGGTTTCAGATGCACGCGGTCAACCTGGCAACGCGCGCGTTTTTCTCCGCACTCGGTTACGGGTTCATCATTCACACGGTTGCCGGAAAAGTTGCCGACGTCGGCCTGCCCATCACTTCAACCGCGATCGCCGGAATCGGCGGTTACAGCGCGAATGCGCTCCTCTATCAGTTCTTTGGCTATCTACCTTGGTTGCGGGTCGAAGTCGCGGACCTAGCCCCGCCAGCGCAGCCGCTCACCCCCTCCGGTAAGACGCCCGATCCTGCCACCCCGCCGGCGGTGCAGTGATGTGTGCTTACAAGCTCGAGATCGACATCATTGACGCCGGGGATGACACGATCAAAGTCACGCACATTTTCTGGGGAACGACCGAACAGGAAGTAGAGACGTATAAGCGGGAACACCTGGCATCGTGTGATTACTTCCGATCGGCGGAAAAAGAACACAGGGTGATTGAGGAACTGGAAGAGATCGACGAGGACGAATTGCCCGAAGTCGAAGTAGATGAGGATTCAGAAATTGCATGAACCTCGATTTCATTCCGACTTGGGCAAACGCGATTGCGCAGTTTGAAGGCACGGCACCCGGCACGGTTGCCAGCCGAAACAACAATCCCGGCAACCTGAAGTTTGCAGGACAAGCGGGAGCGATCGGAAAAGACGCATCCGGCTTTGCTATCTTCCCCGATCCGGCAACCGGATTTCAGGCCCTTTACAGCCAACTCGCGAAGTACGTTTCCGACTACCCGAACGACACCATTTTAGATATCACCGCGCACTATCTCGGGCAAAGCACACCGACCGCGGACAGCCAGGGCAACGCTTACACCTATGCCGCATACGTGGCGAGTGCACTTGGCACGGATATGTCGACGACTCTCGGCCAACTTGCCGCAGATCCGCCGGCCGGTGTGCCAGTACCGCCAGGGCTCACCGATTCGACCGATCCGACAACTGGCATCGATGTTGCGAGTCTTGCGCCCTCGAGCGGGGTATCCATCGGCACGATTGCGGCGCTGGCAGCCATCGGCTTAGTTGCGTATCTGTGGTTGGTGGACTAGCGACGCACATGATCTCAGCAAAGCTTTTGCACATGGTGAACAACCGGCTGCAACGCATTCTTGGTTACAACGAACTCATCGAGATCGAAACCGATCCGGAGAAACGCGCCAAGCTTTTCGAGAAGGTACGCAAGGAAGTTAGGAACCTCGAGGATCTTTTGAAAGCAAAGGTTCAACGATGAAACTACTCAGACTTTTCGCACTCTTGTTTGTGCCGGCGCTTTCGTTTGCGCAGTTCACCACGGTTACCGGCACCGTCACCGATCCGAACGGGCTCGCCTATGCGTTTGGAACGATCAGCGCCGGCCTCGTGGTTCCCTCGGGCGCCGGATCTCCAACCTTAAACGGCGGTGGATACACACCACCATCACAACCGAGCGGCCTCGACAAAGCAGGAAAATTCACAATCCGCCTTGCCGATAACTCGGTGTTGCTCCCTGCGAGCACGCAATGGACTTTCCTGATCTGTTCGGCAAAAGGGACCATTCTACCGGCCGGCGGAAACGGTCCTGTCTGCTTCACCGTGCCCGCGCTCACGATCTCGGGATCCTCGCAATCGATCACTTCAAACATTGCAGCGGTTCCACCCCCGGCACTCTCGATAAACCCCGGAACCGGAACTCTCAGCAGCGTTTCATGCACCGTCCCACTAGCGTGCACACCCAATCCCATTGTTTCGACCGGGACGGCTTCATGCCCCACATGTGCAATCGGGCCGGGATCGTCGACGGCTAACCACATCGCGGAATTTGCGGGCACTGATGGGGTGACGCTGATAGACGGAGGAGTAGCCGGTACCGGAACCCTCACCAGCGTTTCCTGTACGGCCCCACTCGTATGCACACCGAATCCCATTGTTACGACCGGGTCTGCCGCATGCGCGACATGTACAACCAGTGCCGCATCCCTCGGATCTGGGAACGTCGTCACCGGCAGCGGTGGGCAAGCAATGGCAACCGATTCCAGCATGACAGACGCGGCCGGCGTGATGACCACTTCCGGAACGTCGACCGCCGCTTGCAATAGCATTTCGAACGGTTGGAAGTTTGGCAACGGAGGCGCGATCAATACGGGATTCACTTCTTTTGGGGGCGGAGCCGTCGATTTTTGCGCCAACGGTGTACGGGCTTTTCAGAGCAACAGCAGTAACGGAATCGCTGTCGAAAGCGGAAACATGGGTTTCTTCGGAGGCAAGGGACAACACTTCGTTACGCAGGCAGCCAACAACGACAGCACCGGAACTGTCACGGTGAGCGCATCCACATCCGGCTCGGTGAATTTCACAACGTCCTATTCGAATGCCCCAAACTGCCAGTTAACCCCGCAAAGTGATCCTACCGCGATAGGCGCCTACTGGGCGACAAGCAGCACTTCCGCGGTTACCGCGAACGTTCACACCAGCGGAACCATCAGCTTCAACTATCACTGTTGGGGAAATCCGAACTAAATGAAAGTTCGGATCGCCACTATCGCCCTTTCCGTTTGCCTGTTTGCTCACGCAGCCTTTGCGCAATTCACCACCGTGACCGGCACGGTGATCGATCCGCACAGTGTGCCCTATGCCCTCGGCACGATCACCCCGCTTCTAATCATTCCTTCCGGAGCCGGCTCACCCACCCTAAACGGAAATCAGTACACACCCCCGATTCAACCCGTCGGACTCGACAAGAACGGATCTTTTTCTTTCAACCTTGCCGATAACAACGTACTTTTGCCGGCCGGCACGAAATGGAATTTCACGGTGTGTTCGGCAGCCGGCACAGTGCAACCCGCGATTGGAACCGGTCCGCAGTGTTTCATGCTGCTCTCGCCCATCACGATCACCGGCACCACACAAAGTATTTCTACTCAATTGAACGCCGTTGCCCTGGCGCTCACCGTGCCGATCGGTGGTGGTGGTGGTGTGTGCCCTGGCGGATCCGCGAATCAGGTTCAATACAACGGCGGAACGAACTGTGCGGGAATTTCTAACGTCGCAGCCGGTTCGGTGCTCGCGTCCAAAGGCACAGGCACCGTGCCGTCAATGCAGACCAAACCCTATTACGACGTGCGGGATTTTGGGTGCGCGCAGGATGGAGTCACCGACGACACAGTTTGTGTGACCAGTGTTTTAAACACCATCGGTTCAAATCTCGGAACCGTTCTTTTCACCGGCCCGACGGCACTCGAATCGATCACCTTTCCCCCGAACGTCACTCTTCAGTTTCAGCAGCAGGGAGCGTTACAGCCGATCTCTTCCACCACGCCGATCGGCGGAGCCGGGTTCGTAGATCACAGCACGGACGGATCCACGCCAGGCACGTCGAATGTCAACGTCCTAACTTCTTCGTGCTCAGTAACACTCAAAAATACGACCGCGGGAAATTCCATCCTGACGATGGAAAACCACTTTTTCACCGGCGCGAACATTGCATTCGGCGCCGTGACCGATACCCAGGGCGGACACTACACCCAACTCGCACAGCAGGGTTTCAACTTCTCGAGTGTCAATTCCGGATGGGCGCGATCGAACATCACCGGCGGAACAATCACGGTCACGATTCCCTATGTAAACAGCATCGGTTCCCCGACCAACGTCGCGAATGGTTGTATCGCGTGGGAAATCTCAGGCATGGGTCCGGTGGTTGCAGCCGAAGCAAACACCACATGCACAGAGAATGCCGGCTCGCCCTCCACAACGATGTCGTGCACTTCGATCACGACTACCGCCGGGTCACTCGTAATCGGGTGGGGCGGCCAATCCTATCTCAACCAGGCCTCATGCACTCCCGCGGCCGGGTTCACACAGCCGGCAGGATCTGCTGGATTCATCTCGGGAGGAAGCCAGCCATCGACCGGTTACGGATTCAATCTGTGCGCAACTTACAAACTGGTTTCGCCAGGGGGAGCGCAGACACCGGCGCAGACCATCACCGCAGATCCGCTCAACGTTCCACTTAATAAGTACTGGAGTTACGCCGCGGCCTCGGTGGTTCCGTCTTCCTCGGTCATCAACATTCAAGGCCCCATTTGGGCAGCAGCAGAGCAGATCTTTAAAAACGCACTCCCCGGACAAGGCACGATCGATTTCACCGGCAACACTTTACTTCCCGAAGTCTATGCGGAATGGTGGGGAGCAGCTTACACGGCCAGTCCAACCGTGAACGCGCCCGCGCTCCAAGCCGGCCTCACCGCAGCATTCGGATCGAACCGGGTGAACGGTTCACAGGCCAACGTATACAACCGCAAATTTGAACTGCTCGGGCTCTACAACATCAACGGCACTTTGAACGCGAACCACATGAACGGGTTCGTTTGGGAGTGTCAGCAGCGCTTCGCGTGCGGGTTCAACGAGACGGGTACAAACACCAGCATTCTCACCACAACGACCGGAGGAACGTACGGAGTTTTCAAGGACATTCTTTTCACCACCAGCGCCAGCCAGGACCACGCGCACCCACTCGTAAAACTCGACTACACCGGTGTGGGTGGTGTGGACCTCATCAATCAATTCATCGACTTCCAAAGAGTGGTTTTCAACGGAAACAAACTAGCCGCGATCGGATTGCAGGGAGCAAAATCCGGCGGTGGTGCGCAGTGGTCGAATATCTATCATTACGACAATATTTTCCCGAACTTCACCGAAGCCGCCTACATGATCGGTGATGGCTCGAACTGCGTTCCGACCACACTTGCAACCAACGCGCTCGCGATCAACATTTTCGGTGGAGACTTTCAGGGCAACAACGCCTATGCGATCGAATGGTTTGGAGCCGGCGCGATTAAGGTCGACGGCACCAGCTTCGAAGATGGATTCAGCGCCGCATCGAATTTCGGCACTCAGACCGGCGCCGACATCTGTGGGCAGATCGGCGCCGCGGGAGATATTTTCGAGATCGACAACGTACGCACCGAAAGCAAGGTGCTGTTTGCCGGCAACGGTCCCTATGCAGTTCGCAACAGCCACATGATCGATCAGGGATTCGTTTTGAATCCCGGCTCGACGCCACTGGTTAACACCGACATTCAAGGATCCCTTGCCGCGGGTCATGGCGTCTACTACCTCACCACGCACACAGGAACGTGGACAGGCATCGGGACGATTGCGGCACCGATCATTGCCAGCAGTGGGACCTCGACGACCCTAACCAACACGAATCAGAGCATCACCGGAACCAACCCGACTGGACTTTTCGTGGTGGGTGAGACGGTCACTCAGTCGACAACGGGCTCAACCGGCACACTTCTCAACGTCCCGATTTCGGTTGGTACCGTCACCGGATCGGTTACGAGCGGATCGATCGTTTCCGGCCACACCGTGACCCAGGCGAGCACGGGAGTAGTGTGCACGGTTGCACAGCCAGGCCCACTAGGTTCGGGGAACCTGTTGGTTCAAAGTTGCAACGGCTCACCCGATTCGAGCCACATCTATACCGATGGAGGCACCGGAGGCACCTACACACCGACCTCGACGCCGACCTTCGCACTTGCCAGTCCAGCAATGGTGATCACCGTCGCAACCGGCTCACCGGATTCCTCGCATACGTGGACGGGGGGAACGAGTGGCGCGATTCTCAATCCCACTTCCGCGCCCACAAACGTTGCAAACTACACGGTGAATGCGTGGATCGGTTCCTATCTGACACTGCTCGGCGCCGGCACTGGCGGGAATACTTACTGCATCATCACCGCAAACACCGCGAATAGTTTCACGTGCGCAGCCGGATTCCTGTCGGACTTCGTAAACGTGCCCATTGCAGTTCCGGACAACACTTCGACTTACATCGTCGAACCACAGTGGGGAGTGCAAACCTCAAACGGCGGGGTTACGTGGACTCCGGATCCCGCAGCGTACAGCGGACTTGAGATTGCCGATGGAGTTTTTATTGCCGGGCTCAAGGTGAGTTTGGCGAGTGCGTTCCCAATCATTCGCGGTCTGCAGGTTACTCGCTTCGACTGGTTAGGCAATGCCGGTGTGGTCGATAACACTGTAGTCGGCAGCGGAATCGATTCCGTGCAATCCGGTGTGACCGGTGGTGGTGTGGGTTCGGCCGGCATCAGTCAGTGTTGCATCCGTGCTTACAAATTCGCGCGTAACGGCATCACTGAAACCCCATACGCCTCACAAAAACTCTACGGGACATCTCCAATTCACTGGCAAGCCGGCGGGACGGGCGGTGGAATCTCAACCGTCGATCTCTACCTCGTTCCAGATCCAAACACCGGCACGAAAAACGGACGCTTTAAGTTCGAGAACAACTCGAGCGGAACACCGTTCTACTGGTACCTGAATGCGGATGGAACGGCGACATTCCCCGGTGTTTTAAACGGCACCGACTTTAACGGCACCATCGGTGCGACCACACCGAAAGCCGGAACGTTCACGACGGCGATCGCGACCTCGGTGAGCTCGACCACCTACGCGACCGCGACCAATTGCGCACAGTCCGGAACCGCAGCCAATCCTTCAGTAGTTTCGTGCGGATCCGCGGCATCCGGCGCCTTTGCCTGTAACGTCGCAGCATCGGCCGGCACGTGTGTGGTGAATACAACCGCGGTCGGTTCGAACAGCCGAATTATCGTGGAGGAAACAACCACCGAAAACACTTCTCTCGGCGTGACCTGCAACACTTCCCCGACCGTACTTCCCGCGATTCCTACCGCGTCGAAGTCGCCCGGCGTGAGTTTCACCATCAACATGCCCACGATCACCACGAACCCGGCATGCTTCGATTACTGGATTGTGAATCAATGAGAACCTGAAAAATGCGGAACACTCTTCTCGCCGCTTTCGTCTTTCTCGCAACCTTTCAAGCGAGTGTGCCCACAACGACGTGGTTACAGAATCAGGGAATCGGCGTCGACTCCGGACAGCACATCACTTCTGGAATGGTGATCCTTCTGGTTTCCGGATCCTGCCCCACCGGGTTCACTGAGCTTTCAGCTTTGAATGGAATGCTCGCCCGGGGAACGATCGCCGCAAATTTAGACGTCGGTGGAACTGGCGGCCAAGCCTCGATTACCCCCGCCGGCACGGTTTCAGCGACTTCGGCCGGAACACCCGCCGGCACCAACTCGAGCTCGCCCTTTACACCGGCCGGCATCAACTCGAGCGCTGCTTTCACCCCCGCCGGTACGAACTCATCGACCAGCTTCACACCGGCCGGCACAAACGGCACCGCAACGACGGGCGCGACGTCGGCAGGAACCCCCGCAGGGACAAATGGGACCACGACGGTTGCGACCACTTCAGGAAGTAAGGCAGGATCGAGCACAGGCGCGTTTACAGCCATCGGAGGCATCGCACCGGGTTCTAGCTTCACTGTGCCGGCAGAGACGTTTACAGGCTCGGCAATGGCAACCCACACCCACACCGTGCCCGCGGAACTATTCACCGGCTCACAAGGAACAGTGCCAGCCGAAACCTTTACAGGCTCCCCCGGAACAGTGCCAGCCCAGACCTTTACCGGCACTCAGGGAACGGTGCCAGCTCAAAGCTTCACCGGATCCGCACTGCCGACTCACACCCACACCTTTGCCGGCAACGCCTTCGATCCCACTCCGCCCTATGTGAAAGTGATTTACTGCAAGAAGAATTAGCGGGCTGCCCGTCTCAGTTCGGCAACACGCTCTGGCGGGAAAAACCAGCCTAGAAAATGCAGATTCCAGCGCCACAGCCGGAAAGAGTCTTTCTTTTTTCCCCACCCGCAGCGTTTACACACTTCGATCTTCATGGGCAGGCCTCCGTAACAGGAGAGAACCTCGGAGCGCCAGCGGTGGAACCAGCAGCGTTTACGCGGTGCGTGGGACACCGGCATGCGCCTCCAAATCCCGGTAATGCTGTACTTCTCTCGGAGAGAGCCAGCAAAATGCAACACCTTTCAGTTCGTCCCGTCGTCCCCATCCGCAACGCTGGCAGACCTGAATCCGATCGAACTGCAGGATGTAAGGCAAAGGTTCTTTTGTCCAGCGGTGCAAGCCTAAGCGACAAAGCCAAGGGAGCGGGTCAGTTTTCATAGCGTCGAAATCCTAACAAACTTCAGTGGGGCTTGCAGACAATCGTGAGCGCTTTCGGGGTTCGGGTGTGAGTGCACCTGAGATTCTGAGGCACCACGTAATAGTTGCCGTTTGGAAACTCTTCCGATGCCGTGATTGCCGGTTGCACAGAAACGATCGGGGTAGGGAAGTGAACCGGCGGCGGTTCTAGCCACCACTCGGCACAACGCAACCCGAAATACAAAAACACGGCCAGGAAGATCAACGGAGCGAACGGATAGATGTAATCGCGCATGGTTTAACTCGGAACCACCACGCGCGAGGGTTCCGCATCGATCAGCGGCTTTTCCCCAGGGAGCGGCAACATCTGGGTCTGCAGCACCGACCGACACTCGAGATTCGGACAGTACGCGGAAACGATCAGCCAGCCTTGAATCTGCCACATGAAAAGGCCCATGCCGGCGAGATCCTCACCGCAGTGCGGGCAACGTGGCAGTGGTGCCGGCGGTTGGTTTGCACTCATTCATTCCCCCTCAGCATGCTCGAGATCAAAATCACGAACGATTTCCCGCGCCGATTCTACCGATTCTTCCCCCATTGCGATCGCTTGCGCGTGCACTCCGGTCATCCATGCCGGTTGCACATAGACCAACCGCAACTCGTTTTGAAAGGCAACAATGAATTCCCCGACCCCCAGGCGCGCGATATCGGCCCGGGTTGGCCTCATCATGTCCGCGGGAATGTGTTCTAGGGTACGCTCGATTTCCCGCGTATCCCGCTGCACACCGAAAAGCCATACCGTGACCTGGCGCAACAGCACCGCGGAGACGCCGGCGAGATCCTGAGAATCACACCACAGGAAATTTTGT